CGGTTTGACCCGCCGCCGCGAAGTAGTCCGTCACCGCAGCCGGGTTCGAACCGTCGACAGGGCGGTAGCCAACGCTGTAGAGCAGCGTGGTGCCGGTGTCCATGTCGTCGTTGATCGTCGTGAGACCGACCAGTTGCACACCTGCCGGAAGCAGGAAGTCAATCGTGTCCGTTGCGGCAGGCACCGCAGTGAGCGCGATCTTGTCGACCACATCGACGGACGTACCGTCGACCCGGTTGGGCGCCGGGAAGGTGGCTTTGTTGCCCTTGAAACTCGCCATGTCTGGCTCCTTTGAATCAGTTGATTGGGTTGGGTGACGATCAGACGCTGCGCTTGCGAACCGCGCTGTCGATCACCAACACACCGAAGTCTGTGGGCTCCAGGTTGCCGTCGGCATTCGGGAGGCTCCAGCGCAACTTCTGCTCGGCGCCGATGATCTCGCCGGCCAGTTCCAGATTGCGACCGAAGTTGGTCGTGTTCTCGAGCAGGGAGTAGGTCTCCTCGCTCGTCTGGTTGCCGCCCGACGCGCAGGCCAGGGCCTGTGCACCGAGGAAGATCGACCGCGCCGCCTGGTGCGTCGTGCTCAGACCCGCCGCCACCGTGCCTGCCGTTTCGGTCTCGGTCAGACGGTTGGCCGCCGTGATGTACTGGTACGGGCTCGATGCGTTGAAGCGGATGCCGAACTGCATCTTGCGCACCAGGATGTTGTTCCACAGCATCGGCTTGCCGGCGAACAACGGGTGTGCCGCCAGGTTGCCGTACTTGGCACGGTCCATCGCCAGCGTCTGGAAGTGGCGCACGTTGCTGTTGGACGTGGTGTCCGTCAGCATTGCGTCCCACACCAGCGGGTCGAGGTACAGCACGCCCTTGATGGGGTCGTCGCCGGCAGCCGGGTCGCCCGGAATCTGCAACGGGGCCATCTTGGTCGTCATTTCCTCCCACAGCGCCGCCAACTCATCGATGTGCGCGAGCAGCAGCTTGTCGGTGGTGGCGATCGATGCCAACTGCAGGCCGCCCTGGGTCAGCGCCGTGGCGTTCACCACGAAATGCCGGTTGTAGGTCGGCGCCTTCACGGCGTTGACCATCTGGTCCGCGAACTCGGGGTCGCTTGCCAGCGGCAGGATCCAATCGGTTCCGTCCTGGAAACCGCGCGCACCGGCCATTGCGGTCAGGCAACGCTGCCAGCGGAAGCGCGGCATGCCGCCCTTCAACTGCGACAGCGCGTTCTTGCGCATGGAATGCGGCGTGCGCTGCTGCGTCATCTTGCCGCCGGCCGACACGGGCAGGGTTGCCATGTCGATGTTGATGTCGACGCTCGCATACTTCATCTCGGCACCCAGCCCCTCGGCGTTGCGGTCGCCCATCACGGCGCGCAGCTTCACCACGTGCGCGCAGTCCACCTGCACCTTGGTGCCCGGGCCCTTCGACAGTTCGTCGACGCGCACGATGGGCATTTCGGTGGTGGTCTGCTGGCGCAGTTTGCGCATCGCATCGTCGTGCGACGGCATCGGGCCGGTCAGGCTGTTCAGCGGCGTGGGTTGACGCACCGCCATTGCAGACAGCATCTTGCTGAACTGCTTGTTGGCCAGCGGATTGCTGGCATTGACACTGGTGACCATTTCTCAGTCCTTGTGGATTGGGGCCCGCTCAGTGCTCCGGAATCGACGCCATGATTTCGTCGTCGGTCATCCGGCTGTAGTCGGGCTTTGTCAGTTCGGTGGTGCCTCCACCGCGGATGTCGCTCACGCCGTTGGGCTTGAGCGTCTTGGCTGCCGCAACCTTCGCGGCAGCGATCTCCGCAGCGGTGGGCTGCTTGGGTTCTGAGGTCTCCAGCAGCACCCGACGGACGGCTTCACCGGCGCGCTCGGCGTCGGTCTTGCCCTTCCAGGCGTGTGAGTGCAGTAGCAGCCGGTCGGCTGCCTTCACCGCTTCCCACAGGTCTTGTTTCTCGGGATCGCTGTGCCAACTCGACAGCAAAGGAATCGAGTCCACCAGTTCTTGCGTCTCGTCATCCAGCCGCTGCGGCTCGAACGCGGGCTGTGCCGGTTCGGGCGTTGGCTTGGGTGCCGCTTTCGCAATCGCGTCGACCTGGCTCTTGAGCGCTCGCACTACGGGTGCGATGGCCGGATAGTCCTGCTCGATGGTGCTGAGCGTTTCATCCGTGATCGCATCGTCCGCGGGTGCGGGTGCCTTGGCCTTCAGTTCGGCGTTCTCACGCTCCAGTCGTTCGGCCCGCTCGCGCGCCTGCTTCTCGGCACGCCGCGAGGCGCGCAGTGCATGACGCAGATCGCCGGGGAGGCGATCGTCTTCGGGCTTCTTCGCCGGATCGGTGGTGGCTTCTTCCTTCTGCGCTGGTTCGTCCGCCTTCTCGGCCTTCGGCTCGTCCGCGTTGCCTGCAGGCTGTTCGTCTGCGGCCGGCGGGTTGGCCTGGTGGTCTGAGATCGGCAGTGCTTCCCCCAAAGACTCTTGCTCGAGCTTTGCGAACTCGGCCTGTTCCTCGGCGGTGAACTCCGCGTTGCTGTTGTCCATCGGTTTCCTCAGTCCGTTTGCGGGCGGCCCCGAAACGACAAAGGCCACCTCTCGGTGGCCTCGCCATTCACGTCCTGGTGTTTACGCGCGATCGGGGGACGACTCCGACCGCGCGGCTGCCGCTGGGTACACCCGGGCAGCGGCGGCGCGCTGCCAGGGGCTGAAAACTCTATGCGGGCTGCATCGCCTCGGCCAGCGACTCGGCGATCAGGTCGTCCTCAGTCGGTGGCATCGCCTCGGCCGGCACCATGCCGTCGTTGGCCATCTGCTGCTGTTCGGTCTGCGCCTGCACCTGGTCGACCTTGGCGCGCTCGACGATCGCCTTGGCGTCGCTCAGGCGCGCGTCGGCTTCCTTCTTGTGCACATCGGCCACAGCTCCACGCACCATCAACTGCTTGGCCTGCTGCGCCTCGCGCATCTGCTGCGCCTGCTGCTGCTCGGCGGCCTTGCGGTCGGCGGCGGTCGGGATGCCCGATACGCGGCGCAGGTCGTCGGCCAGGCCCTTGGCGTTCTCGATCGATGTCTGTTCGATGAACGCCGGGCTCAACACCGCTATCGCCTGCGGGTTGTTCTGCAGCGCGGAAATGATGGTCGCAATCTGCTGCTGCTGCTGCATCTTGAACGCAGGAGTCGCAGGCACATCGCTCAGGCCCACGCGGATCGGCGCGTCCTTCACCTGGTTGATCGGCTCGCCGTTCTCGTCCACGGTGTTCAGCACCACGATGCGCTTGGCCGCACCTGACCCGACCACGGTTTCGAGTTCTGCGTCCGTGTGGTCCTCGACAATCAGGTCCAGCAGGTGTTCGAACACCAAACGCCTGCCGTGCCGGTAGTTGTCGTTCAGCTCACCCATGCTGACCATACCCTGCTCGACGAGCGAGTTGATGGCCAAACCCGATTTCACGCCGCTCGGCGCCTCGCCCAACTGCGTGCTGTAGACCCCGGGCACGTCCTGAATCAGACGCTGGTCGTCCAGCATCATGTCGACGTGCTCTTTCTGGAACTGCAGGTCGTTGCCGATCTTCACGCCTTGCGGGTTGCGGCGTGCCGCCTCGAGCACCAGCAGCATGTCGGGCCGCATCGCCTCTTGAGACAGATCCTGGAACGTGTTGAACTTCTGGTCCAGAGCGTCGTTGTCCACCACGATCTGGCGTGCCTTGAGCATCCATTGGATGTGGTTGCGCCGCTCGTTGTAGGCGTCCTGCGGAGCCCTCATGCCCTCGATCAACCCGTAGGGGCTCGCGTCGTTGTCGTCGCGGAACGCCAGAAACGGCACGTAGGGGAAGAACTTCTTGTTCGTGCCGCGGTCGAGCAGCCGGTGCGGGCCGGCAAACAAAGCAACCCTCACCTGGCTGGTCAGGCTCTTGAACACCTTCACCTTGTCGCTGGCCACCGCCTGGTGGTGCAGCGGGTTGTTCTCGTCGTAGAGCACGCGGCGCGTCGGGCTGTACTGGATCCAGGTCGCGCTGGCGGGCACCCGGTACCACACCTCGTACATCTTCACGCGCTTGCGGGTGGTGTCCATCCACTCGCTGCGGCGGATCGTGGTCACGCGCTCGATGTCGCGCGCCAGCGTCACGGTGTTGCCGTTGCCCGCCAGCGTGTCGTCGTCCATTTCACCCAGCATGAAGCTGGAGTAGTTGCCCACCGACTGGCGCAGCACCTGCTTGTGCTCGGGGAAGGCGGCTTCGAGTTCGTCGAGATCCTTCCACTGCTTGCGCACCATCCAGCGCGCATCGCGGTACAGCACATCACGGGCGCGCCAGTCCCACCACATATCGTTGCGGTGGATGTCTTCCACGAGGTACGGGTACTGCATCGGGTCGCTGATCTTGCTGACCCCGACCCAGCCGATTCCAGCCTTGACCTGGCTGCCGTAGCCGTTGCTCACCGCCATGTCGGCGAAACTCTCGCGCTGCGCCTCCTTCAGGCGCATGTTGAACACGTCCACCACGTCGGCCACGTTGTCGTCGTCGGCCTCGATGCGCACGTCGCTGCGGGCCTTGGCTTCCTGGCCCAGCACGCTGTTGATGACCCGGCTCACCAGGTTGGTGACGCGCGGGTCCAGTTGTTCCTGGCGCAGCTTGAGTTTCTGCGCCTCGGTCAGTTGCTTGCCGTCGTAATAGGCAACGTTCAGGTCCGCATTCGTGCGCCAATCGGGCTGCGCCTCGGTGTCGCGCAGCAGGTTCTCCAGCGCCGACAGGCTGAATCCCTTCTTGGCAAAGTCACGCCAGGTGCCAGTCTCTGGCAACTGCGGGTTGATCGGTTGCATCATCGTGCGTGTCCTCGGGCGCGCCGGTAGGCTGCAGCGTCATTTGCGGTCGACACGCCACCTTTGGCGAATGTCAGTGCCAGGGCATCGGCGTCATCGGGGCTTTTGAGACCCCGGTCCTTCATCTTCTCTTTGGGCTCCAACTTCACCCGTCGGTGCGAGTCGTGCGAGTACTGCACGCTCGTCAGTTGCGCGGCCAGGCTGTCGTCGTCGTCGATCGACACCGGCCCGTCCTGCAACCACTCCGACAGGTCGCCCCACAGTTCGTCGCGGCGGATCACATAGCGCTCGTCGTCGATCGCCTTCTCGCCGAAGTGGATGCGCACCACCGGGTAGCCCTCTTCGAGCATCCGGTCGGCCACACCCGTTCCCACACCAGTCGCGTCGACAAAGATCACCGCTGGGTTTTCCTTGTCGGCGATCAGCATCGCCTTGCCGGCTGTCTCCATCGTGCCCAGGCCGTTCCACTTGGCCAGGCGCCTGGCCACGCGGCCGTTGCGCTTCATGATGCTGGTCGAGTCGTCGCCGTACTCGGCCGGGTCGATGGCCATGATGGTCGGGCCGATCGGCTCCACGTCACGCGAGCGGCGTGCTTTGGCCACCCACACCGCCTTGATAAGGGCCCGCGGGCTGCTCGAGGCGAACGCCACCTCGGGGCTGGCCGGGTACTCCTGGTCGAAAAGGCTGACGTCACCCCGAAAGTCCGTGGCGATCTTGTTGCGCCGCCACGCCATCTGGCCAAGCGTCAACTGGTAGGCCGCCCGGTATTCCTCGTCGTCGTGGTCGAGCTCGAAGTCAGGCGCTGCCTCGCGGGTGTACTCGGCCTGCCAAAACCACGGGATGAACACCGGCATGAACTCGGATTCGCCGCGCACCGCGGCTTGCCACAGTTCGTGCCACACGTTGGCCGTGCCGTTGGCCGTGCTCTCGTGGATGATCTCGGTGCCCGGCTCGTCGGGGATGATCTGCCCGATACCGGCCAAGTGGTCGGTGGCGAACTGCCAGAACGCCACCTCCGAGCCATGAAAGAACTGCGCCGTACCGCCGCGCCCCGTGTTTCTGGCGCCGGCGGTGGACACCTCGTACTTGGACCCCAGCAGGTCGAACACCAACTCCTTCTCGTTGCTCTTGCCCTTGCGCGGCCGGTAGTCCTCGGGCGCGTTCTGCCAGAAGCGGTCAACCATCGCGAACAGGTTGTCGGTGGCCTTCTGTTCGTGAGTCAGGATCACCGCCCGCTTGCCTCGTTGGTGCGTGATGCGGTGGTAGTAGCGACCCTCGGTGTAGGTCGACACCCCTTGCTGCCGGCCTTTGAGCACCAATGCACGCACCTTGCGCGCGCTCAGGCGCTGCTCCTCGAGCCGCTGGTGCAAGTACCGCTGCGCCGTGTTCATCGCGAACGGGATCGGCGCGCCGCCCGCTTTGGGCAGGATCTTGAGCACCGACGGGCCGAACACCTCGAACTCGGTGGCCAGCCGAATCAGCCTTGCGGCCCGATCTTCGGGCGTCATTGAGGCAGCGGGATGCTTTCCAGCCACTTCTCGAAGCCACCAGACCCCTGGCCGACTTCATTGATACCGAACGCCTCGCGCTCCTTGTCGATCAGGGCGCGCAGCGTTTCAACCAGCTTCTTGAGCGTGTCGGCGCGCGGGCCCAGGCTTACCGCCTTCTGCCACTGCTCCCACAAGCGCTTGCGACGATCCTCGTCCTCGCCCTCTGCCGCCAATGCCTCCAGCAGTTGCTGGAACGTACCGTGGTTGTCGGTCACCTGTTCGAGTTCGGTGAGCAACTTCATCACCAGGTCACGGCCGCGCCCGATGTCCTTGCGGTGGGTCAGCCGGATGCGCGCCTGAACCTCGGCTTCCACCTCAATCCGGGTCGCCTCGGTTAGCGTTTTGGTTTCGCTAACTTCGGCACTAACCAGTGCCGCGCTAACTTTGGCGTCGGCCTTGGCTTGGATCTTCGCCTTGAGGTTTCGGGTCCAGCCCTTGTCCCTGGCGTGCTTGATGATCGCTGCGTCTGAGCAGCCGAACTCCTTGCCCAGATCCTTCAGCGCCCGGATGCCGGCGCGGTAGTGCGGCTCGAGCGCATCCCAATCGATGCGTGGGCGGGTCACCGGCGCCGCCACTCCACAGCCAGGCGCTGGTGGCGGTGCAGGGTCTCGGCCATTTCACGGTTGGCGCGCAGCTCGGGTACTTGGCTGATGATCCAGCGGAACACGTTGGGCGCCTCGCCGCGGCGGTGGGCATCCCAGTCGTAGGCTGGTGGTTGGTAGACCGCAGGTCTCATGGAATCTAGGTTTTCCTGTTGTGCGCTTTGTAGGTTTTCCGGCCTCATACCCAGGTCGCGCGCCCTTCGCGGCGCTGCAGGGGTGTTTTGCCGATGTGGCGGTGCAGTTCGTTGATCGCGGCCTTGATGTCGTCGTCGGTCGCCTCGTGGGGTATGCGCATCCACAGGCCGCCGGCTTGATACCAAACGCCAGGTGGGCAGTCCTTGTCGGCGATGGCGGCCAGGGCCTCGAGGAAGGTCATGGCGCCGCTCATACGCTGAACACCTGCCCCCGAAACTCCGCTTCCCCCTCACCGCGCACGCGCACGAGTTCTGGCCACAGTAGTTGGCCCTTGTGGAACGTGGCCACCGCGAACCCGCTGCGCCAGTCCTTGGGGTTGTCCTCGGTGTAGTTCATGAACTGCGGCCCCATCGGCTCGGCCAGGGTGCCGGTGTCCACGCCCCAGCGGTCGCCGTTGTAGTCGGTGTGCGGCCAGACCTTCAGGCTGTGCATGTGGCCGGTGAACATGCTGCAGCCGGCGTTCAGCGTGTTGTTTCGGGGGGCGTAGATCCCACCTTTATAGCGGTGCTTCACCACCACATCGCCTTCGTTGATCCACACCGACCAGCACGGCGCCCACTTGGGAAAGTGGTCCTTCAGGCTGAAGCCCTTCACGCCCTCGTACTCGGGCGCGTTCTGCGCCAGCCGGTTCTCGAACCTCGCGTCGTGGTTGCCCAACGGCCAGAACAGCTTCGCATCCTTGGCTGCTTCCTCGATTTCTTCGAGGTGTTCGTGGCAGGCTTTGAGTTCACCGAGCACCGTGGGGGTCGAATCCCAGCCGATGCGCGGGTAGCGGCTGATGCTGGCGCCGTCGAAGGCGTCGCCGTTGTTGATGACAGCCACCGGCTTCATGGCCTCGATCGCGGTCACCAGGGCGCGGAACGCTGTGGTTCGCACCCCTGGCCAGAAATGCGCGTCGCTGAAAACCAGCACGATGCCTTTGTCGGCGGTCAGGCCGCGCCGGGCGGTGTGCAACACCGGCTGCAGGTGCTTGTAGTACGGCGCGCTCTTGTAGTCCGACTCCAGGTTGATGTTGTACTTCAGCTCGAGGCGCCGCCGCCGGTCGAACGTGCTGGTGCGGCTCACGCCAGTGGCTTGGGCCACCTTGGCGCAACTGCCGAGCTTGCGCCAGAGTTCGATGAACTCTGCGTCGGTGGTGCTGGGGAGCGCCATCACGCACCCTTCAGATGACGCACCACGATTCGGCCGGCGCACTTGACGCAGAACTTCACGGCCAACTCTGCGGCCCGCTTGGTGCCGGCACCCAACTCCATCGCTACCAAGGCCGCCTGTTTACCGGCGCCGATCGCGTGGTAGTCGCCGTCGATGACGCAGAAATGGTCGTTGCGGGTCCAAGACTTCAAGCCGTCGGCCGTCAGGATCAGCATTTCGGTGTCGTCGTCCACCGCTGGTGCATCACCGCGCTTGTCGGGGTTCTTGCGATACCAATCAACGAGCGGCCGAATGTCGGCAAAGCTGCCCGCGAAGCCGATCAGGTGGCCGCGCGCCCGAAAGACCTTCACGCCCGGTATCCAGGTTTCCTCGTCGCTGTCGAGCGCCATGCTGTCGGAGCACATGCGGCCCTCGCTGACGCTGGCGACAATAACCGTCATTTCGGCCACGCCTCCACCGTTCG